GGTAGGTTGAGTGATTGTAATTGGAAGGCCATAACTCTGAGCCTTTGTAAGATACGGGCCCGGCCCCATAGGGGACGTGCCACCAGCGACAGTGCTGACTGTATCGTTAAAAGAGACGGGAGCTTGCGTCAATTGTGACTGAAATTGGTCTACACGAATATCTCGACCATTGACAAGACTTGTATAAGATGCGGGTGCGGTAAAATCAACAGGCCATACGCCCGCTCCCTGGACCAAAGCCAACTTGTAATTGTTAACCGTGTCAATCGCACCCAGAGTCGGGGAAATTGAAGCGGCGAACCTTCCAGAGTTGGCGGTCCCATCGAGAAAGACATTGACATCGAAAACCTCGATCGAGCGCACCAAGGCTGTGGGCCTCGGCCACGAATCGGGTATCCGGCACATATTCATCTTGGGGAACACCAAAGACGAGAAATAGCCGGCCACCTTGTTCGAACTTGCTTGAGAAAGGGTACCGATGGTTCTGTCCTGTTCGTTGACAGGAGTGACCATATGACGAATTGTTTTGACACCAGATTTGATTTTCTTTTTTTTTCCTGAAACGAGTTGCTTGTCCCCTCTACGCTGTGCGAGGCGAGCATCACGCTCCTGGCGAGTAATTTTTCCTTCGATGAAGAGTTGTTCAATAGATTTTTTTTCCCATTGTTATTTTAAAGCGGCTTTCCGTTGCGCGACCACTTTCATAAACACCTTTGGAACCTATGGACTCATACCCGTAATACGCCCTACGAATGTGATCTTCCATAACATAGCATGAAAGATCCCATGAAATATTGAAGTTGCTAATGAGCCAACAACAAAATTCATCAAGACATTCGAAAAGGAGTGGAACGGGATAAGCCTCAAAACGCAAGTTACAAGCCCGAACAAAGCTTTTGTGTGGGTCGATGTCGGTAATACCACAAAGAACCGCGCAGAAGATTCGGTCGGGATTTAAACAAGGTATTTTGAAACCTTTTTCCCCATCAACAAAATCATGACTCAAGAAATCCAAATCCTGCAAAGGACCGGAATGACCAGTAATGATAACACCTAGTTCACCCATAAGTCGGGTGAACTCGTCCAAATTGTACCAAGGACAGTCAGGAGAAACTGTCACAGTGGAATCATCCCCATACAAGGCGGCTATCACATTACGCATGAAGTCGTCATAATTGGGATAATGTTCCTTGCACATCAGCCAGAAGTAAGCCAGATATACAAAGAGACACAATGTGTTATCATTAGCAGTACAAGAAGAACCGCTGGGATTAGAGTGAAATTTCATCACACAGACACCGTCAACCAAACATATTACTGCTTGGATGACGTCAAGATACCAGGAAAAAACTCGAGCGAAGTTCTCAGGAGTTTGCAGTTCCGGAGCCAAACAACTGAATCTGAAGGAAGCAATACGCCACATTATAAATGCGAACATCCTACTATCAAATCCAGAAATATCAGCAGCGAAACCAAGCAAAAACTTTGAGAGACGTCGATAGAGCCTATTCCAGCCACCCGTCCATTTGTTGATACCTACACAATTCCAAGTCTCAAAGACCGATGCGTTCATTTTCGAATTCATATGAGCAAACAAACGTATACCAGAGTATGCACTCAACACGCTCCCCCCCATAAAAAGGCGAGACTTATTGTCGAGCACACGCTCCATATCCCTGAGCTCATCCTTCATGTTGCCACTCCAGACGGTGCTTCCACCGCCAAAAGTAGACAAGTC